ACACAACCCCCTCTATTCTTTCCCACTTGTCTGACGTTTCACCATCCTTAGTGGGCACTTCTGATAGTGCTGGGTTGTATTCAGGTTCTGCTAGGTCAGCAGATTCTTCTTTCTTGGCGGTGGGGCAAGATTCCTTATGACGAAACCTCACGTATAGAACAGAACTTACGTAACCAAGAAGGCATAGATACCCAGGAGAAACAGATTGTAGACACTCTGAAATCTAGAACTAAACACATATGGAGCCAGGAAAGCGGTATGGACGCCGCGGCTGTACAAATGCTGGACCTAGATAATCCCAAGTTGGATGCTTTAGTGCATGGCAACCTTAACGATGTTCACAAGGCGATTGTCCCTGAGAGGCCAGATGCGGCCCAGTTCAACAACGTGGATATAACGAGACAAAGGATGTTCTCTATGGCCGGTGCTAACGCCATTCGTGGTGACTTGCAGTCTGATGTGGCCACCAGTAACCAGATAGCTCGTGAAGCAGACTTCACTAGAGCTGATGATTTAGTAATGGATACGATCAACACCTGCTCAGAGTGGATGGCTCAGTGGCAGATGCAGTTCATTAAGCTTAGGTATACAGAGGAACATCTAAGGCAGGTGTTGGGAGCAAAAGGCTCTATGGTCTATGTGAGGTTACGAAGCGACATGATCGAGGACGGTATGGAAGTTATGATAAAGTCTTCTTCAACCGATAAGCTCAAGGCACAACGTAATGCTATGGAGATGGCTAAACTAAAGATGATCGATCCGATGACTTTCTACGAGGACATGGGTATGACCGATCCAGAGGGCAGGACTCAGAAGATGATGCTATTCACTACCGATCCCATGGGGTACATGGTTAAGTACGTGATGGGTATGGATAACGTACAGCAGATGGGTCAAGCCTTGAATGGTACGCCACCTGATGGGCAGATGGCCCCTCCTCCACCTCCTGGGGGCGCTCCAGCACCACAAGGACCATCTCCTATGGACACTAGTGCTACCCCTCAACCACCCATAGGAGTACCCGCTTCACCATCTTCACTGTGATAAAATTGGCCGTATATGGATGATATAAAGCCAAATGTAGAGGTCGAAGAAGTTGGTTATTCATACTCAGACTTGCACAAGCCCGATGTTGAAGAGAAAGAAGAAGTACAAGCCCCCGAAGACACAGAAGTAGAAAAAGAAGAAGAACTAGATCCTAAAGCTCTTGCTGAGCAGGTTGCCAAAGAAACGGCGGATAAGGTGATATTAGCTCAACAAGAAGCTGAGAAAGCCAGACTAGAGGCAGAGGAAGATAGGTTAAAAGAAGAAGCTAAGAAGAACTATGACCCCGCTAAAGAATATCTAGATAAGGCTAAGGCCGAGGGTAAGGAGCCGACATGGGAGGATGCTTTTAGAGAGATAGAGAAGAATGCTACCGAGAGAGCACTTCAAGCACTAGAAGATAAGCAAAGATTAGCTGAAGAGCAAAGATCTAAAGCAGAAGCCGAGACCAAGCGTATTGAGGAAGAACAGATCAAGAAGTACAACGATGTGGTGGATATGCAACTCAAGGAGCTGTATGACGACGGTAAGCTGACAGCCATAAAAGACAAAGACAATCCTAACGATCAAGGTGTCTTGGAGAGAAAAGCCTTGTTTACAGCCATGCAGGAGACTAATAACAAGAGGATAGCTGAGGGTAAGCCACCTGTTTACTCGATCAAAGAGGTGTATGCGTTTCACTATAAGAGACCAAGCGCTCAACCAGCAGGGGCAGATGCGCCCGTGACTATGGGTAAGGGTAACAGCTCACCTAACGACAACGAAGAGATTGACTATAGAGAGCTGAAGAGACCCTGGTCGTTCTTTGGTAAAAGGTAATGGAACTTATACCGCTTGGTAGGGACGTGTCTGCTACGGTAGACAGTGACGATTATGACCGCATATCTCAATTTAAATGGCGCTTCTTCAAATCTAAGTCCGGCTGTCTTTATCCACACAGGAGATTTAACGGTTCTACCTGGGAACCAACATGTAAATTCACCAATGTGATAAAGACTGCTAAATATACAACTGTGTCTGGAGAGGTTAGGATGTACAAGCGGGTAGAAAAAATGGTCATGCTGTATTGGTTTGTCCTGGGGTATAAGGGGAGTGATGAAATAGACCACGTTAACGGTAATCCATTGGATTGTAGGAAAGAAAACTTAAGGGTGTGTACTCATGCCGAGAATATGAGGAATAGAAAGATGAATAAAAATAATACAACCGGGTATCGGGGGGTGGAGATGAGACGAAAGAACGGCATGTTCCGTGCCAAAATTAGAAAAGACGGTAAAAATATTCACTTAGGTCATTATTTAACAGCGATTGAAGCCAGCGAGGCCTATGAGGATGCGGCCAAGAGACTGTTCGGTACTTTCCTTCGTAAGTCTTCTTGACACACCATCCACACGGATGTAAAATTCTTCCTAACTAAAGTAGGCTAATATAAGCCGCCCCTAACCGGGTGGCTTTTTTTATGCTTACTATTATAAAAAACAAAAACCAAATATGGCATACGACGGAATTCAATACGGAAACAGAGTAGATAACTTCAATGAAAGAAAACTACACGCAAAGGTAGTTGACAACATTTTGAACGCTCCCACTTTTTACTCTCGTGTCATGTCCAAGGGTGAACAGATGGAAGGCAAGACGATGGATTACACCGTCGATGTAGTTGCTGACACTCAAGGTGAGTTCTTCGTAGGTCTTGAGACCCTCAACGGTTCTGCTACCAACACGACCATCGTACTAAGTTATGCACACACAGCATTCACCCAGCCAAAGGTCGGTATCATGCTTGAGGATTTCGCTAACGTGGGTTCAACCGCAACCATCAACCTTGACGTGTTCAAATATGAGAAAGCCGCCGCAGAAGCTTTGCAACGCCTCGGTTCTGCTGTATACGCTGACGGTACTGCTAACAGACCCAACGGTCTTGGTATCATCGTTGAGGACACTGGAACAATCGGTGGTCAATCTCGTGCAACCTATTCTCAATTGAATGCTACTGATACAGCTTCTGGTGGGTCATTGACCCTCGCCAAGATGGCGACTCTTGATGATGCTACTCGTGCAGCATCCCTCATGCCATCCAACACCAATATTGGTGTAACCACCAAAGCCGTGTTCAGTCTCTACGAACAGCTTCTTCAGCCAAACGTACGTCAAACATACGATGCCGTTGGGTATGACAGACTGGGTATAAGAGCAAACAGTGTCAATCGTGGTGATAAAGCTCAGAACGGTGCAGGCTTCAATTCTATTCAATACAGAAGCAAGCCAATCATCGCCGATGACTTCTGTACACCTGGTTACTTGCTCTTCTTGAATGAAGACTCCTTTGGTTGGGTCGGTCGATCAATAGTACCTGCTAAATACAAGGGTATGGTTGAGAAAGTTAACCTAGGAACAGCTAAGGCTTACGAATCCGTAGGTGCAGATTCACTCGATATGCCATCTGAATACAATGGTTGGTTCTATCAGAAAGATATGATCTTGCCTAACCAAGCGGGAACCATCGGTCGCTTCTACGTCATTGGACAGATGTGTGCATGGGAATCACGCCGAAATGGTAGGTTAACTGGTATTACAAGTGTCTAATATTATTTACAAACAAACTAATAAAAACATATGGCACAAATAACAGGTACAGGAGTAATCTCTAATGCAAACCTATATAGCTCCAGCACACAACCAGACTATCACTATGAGTTAGGTCAGTTGCTGTACGGTAAACACGGTAAAGCATTTAGGTATGTAAGAGCCGGTGAACTATTGGTGGTCGGAGATGTGTACCAGGGTCCAGTTATCGATACCCAGTTCAATAACATGGCTGTGACCGCAAGTGCAATTGCAACTGGTGGAGCTGAGCAAACTGTTAACATCACTAACGGAACCACAACTGTCGCCGCAGGTGACTTCAACGGTGGCACGGTTTGTGTAAGAGTTACCCCAGATGTGGGAAATGAATACACCATCACCGGACACACCACTGGTGGTTCTGGTGCAGCATTGGTGTTCACTCTAGATAGGCCTCTAGCAACTGCTTGGACCACTTCCACTAAAGTGACTCTTCGTAGGAGTCCATGGAGTGGAGTCGTCAAAGCCGCCACAACTCTTACTGCCACAGTCGCTGGTGTAGCTATCTACCCAGTCGCTTCCGGAGAATATGGATGGCTTCAGACCAAGGGTGTAGCCGCAGTCTATTCAGACAGTTCGACATTCGCCGCAGGTTCAGACGTCGGAGTACCAGGTGCAACCGCTGGGTATGTAGGTGTAAACGTAGCGGGAACTGGTAAATGCAACACCGTCGGTAGAGCTATGCAAGCTAACGACTCAGGCGTACCAGTACCTGTAGAACTTTGTATCGACTAATTAAAAATTACTCACATTTGACCCCGATTCGTAACGGGAGAGTGTAAAAGGAGAAATAAAAAATGAGCTTAAAACTAAGCGATCACATTCCAGCCATGAGATATGGCGCGAAGATTATGCCACAAGACCTAGCAGGTATGCTGGGACTGCCATATGTAGGTAAGATTATCTATGTCGACCCTAGTGGTGGAAGTGACAGTGCTGGTGGATCATCTTTGGATGATGCCCTAGCTACAGTCTCCGCTGGTTATGCTCTAGCTACTTCTGGTTATCACGATGTAGTTTTGATTGTCCCCACCGGTGGAACCGGTCGAGCCGCTGAGACGACAGCTATTACATGGGCAAAGAGGTTTACTCATTTAGTTGGTAACGCCGCTCCTACCTTTCAGGATGCTCGTGCTGGTATCTCCTTTGGTACTGGTGGATCGCTAACTATCTCCGAGAATGGTTGTATCTTCAAGAATCTTACTTTTAACGGTACGACCGACATTAACGTCCCCGTGACTATTACTGGAGATTACAACTCATTTATCGGTGTTGACTTTAAGGGTTCTTTGAATGCAACCACTGGAGATGACACTGCCGCACGTGCCCTGGTACTTTCGGGCGCGCAAGAGAACACTTTCTCCGGTTGTACTTTTGGAGCTGATACTTTTGACAGATCAGCCGCAAACTACACTGTTGAATTTGCATCTGCCGCTTCAAGAAACGTGTTTGACGGGTGTCAATTCATTATGTCTAGTGACGCTACAACCCCACGACACATTTACTTCTCAGAAGCCAACTCTATAGACAGATGGGTAAGATTCAATGATTGTCTGTGGTACAACTTTACTTCCAACGATGCCGCTCAAATCGCCGCATGTATGAACCTAGCGACACAGACAACAACTGGACATGTTCTTCTAACCGGTGACCAACTGCTAGTTGGAATCGATAACTGGGAGTCGACCGCGTCAGGAAGAATTTGGACAACCCAATACACGGCCACTGCTAACGCAGTCGGACAGGCCATCAACCCAACGGTTGACTAATACTAAGGTAGTTTAAATATGGCTACAATAACCTCTGCCTTTTACAGGGACGCTAATCGTGTACCGATTTGGACGGACGGAATAATCACCAAGAAGACGATTACATTCGCTGGTGCTACTACCGATGCCTGGGGTGATGATGGAGGAGCCTTGGATGGAGCCGCAATATTCACCGTTACTGGGTCAGTTAGAGCCAGAGTGTTTGGAATTTGCACAACTAACTTGGCCGGTACAGGCACTCACGCTGTGGGTATCGCTGGAGCCACCACAATCTATTTACCAACCGAAGATGCGGTAGATATTAACTCAGGTGACTATGTTATCAATAACGCTACTGTAGGGGCTTACTTCATTCTGGGTGAACAGTCTGCCGCCGCCGACAATCTACCCGAATACGCTCTAAACGGACAGGACATTATCATGACAGTGGCTACTAGTAACATTACATCGGGGGTAATTGACTACTATTGCATCTGGTGCCCCTGGGGGACTGATGGGAGCGTGGCAGACTCGGGATTGTAGGAATGATATAATCTTGGGAGATAATCCTAAGATATGGAACTTACACCTAAAGAAATCAAAGTTTTGTTAGCAGTGATCGCTCAATGTTCGTATAATTTCGAGAATGCAAAGATAATAGTTTCCCTGGCTGAACGTCTTAACGTAGTCTTGTCTGGTAAAGAAGCAGAAATTACTAAAGACAAATAAAAATGGACGACTTCCCAAACATAAATGCCGATGGCGGCGTATCACAACCTAGAACGGGCAAGGAAGAGGCTTGGCATGCAGAAATGAGGCGAAGAGCTAACGACGTTATTAGAGTGCTGAACCCAACTGACAAAGATTTTTATGTTAAGTGGGAGACTCAAATGCATCGCTTTCCAGCTAACTCAACTAAAGATGTACCTAGATATGTCGCTACTGCCTACTGTCGGGATATGAAAGTAGCCATCATTGAATCAGAGAATAAAAAGAGACACGATGATTTCTTGGCCGAGAGACGGACCAAGGGCTTTGCTGATTACAAGAGCAAGTACGAAGAGAACCAGGAAACATACATGACTCCCGAATATCCGAGAACAGATGACTATAAAAAGTCTGTGGACATATATGACAAGCTATGGATCGGTGTAGTCTACGAGTTTGGTAAAGATGACATAGAAAGGACCAACTCTAGAGCCGGTGAAGTAGATATCACCCCAGACGAAGTTAAGATTCTCCAAGGACTTAATAATCGAAAGGTATCAGACACCGTCCAAGTATCACAACAGCCCGTACAGGACACTACAGTGACATTCGAGGCTAAGAAAGCACCAAGAACAAGCAAGAAAGACCTAGAGGCGGAGGTAACTAATGATTAAGGATAAGCTACAAGAGTTATTCGAGATGCCGATGCTCGATATGTCATTCAGAACCTATCTTGAGAGTCTAAATACTTTCGGCAAGATTACTCCCAAGAGCCAACTGGAATTATCTATTTTATTATTAGAAGCCATTCAGCAACTAGAAGATGGACGTAAGGTGGATGAAGAGAAACGACGCCCCAAAGTCGGTATTTAACCCCCTATCTCGAGACTTCAGGGCTAAGTATCGCAATGATGACAATACCCAGGTGGAATATGTCATTAGGTCTATGGAAATTGAGACGTTTCCCACTTACCTTGCAGATCACATGATTAAACATCTAGTTGAGGAGGTTGCTAACGATAGGGATGTAAGCAGGCTAAGTGAAGATAAAATGCGTAAGATTAAAGAAGAGATAGAAGTAAATGAATCCTGAAGAACTAGCTAAAAAGATTGCTGATTTAGAGAGTGCTTTGGATGAAGCATATAAGGTCTATACAGCGATCAAGTCTAAAGAGGAGGATCTTAAACTACAGGAGGAGGAGTTGGCCAATCGTGAACGTATCGTCGAGAAAGAAAAAGTAATATCTCGTGAGCGCAAAGAACTGCTTGATGCACGTGAAAAGAATATAGAAGCTACAGAAGCTCGACTACAACGGAGATCGCAAGTATAATTTAGATATTAAGTCGATATAGACTCTATCTCTAACGGGATAGGGTCTTTTTTGTTATATGGCAAACGCAAAGAGAGATGACAACCGAGTAACTACCCTGATCGGGGTGTCTTCCCTTGACATGGCCACACCTGCTAACGCGGCAGTTGACCCAGTTACTGGAGAGGTATTAGTACAGGCTAGTATATCCGGCACGGTACCTTTACCAACAGGAGCCGCTACTTCTGCCAATCAAACAGACGGTTCTCAAAAGACTCAAGTTACCGCCAACGCCCTCTCTTCATCTCCTCTAGTCGGCCAAAAGGCTATGACTGGTTCTGCTGTTCAGCTACAAACCAATACTCTAATCAATGGAGTAATCATCACGGCCAAGTCTACAAATACCGCCAACGTTCTATTAGGAGGATCTGGAGTCACCACAACGGCTGATGGGTCAGGAAATGGTTATATTCTTGAACCCGGAGCAAGTGTTTCTTACGCTGGAAACAACACAAACACGTTATACGCTATCGGTACTTCCGCAGATGTTATTAGTTTTCTTGGATCATAATGGCACTCTTACCCTTCGCTGCGGCACCATTCAAGATCAAAGTAGACACGAGAGCCAATATCGAGGCTCTAAGCACAACCTCTACTGTTTTGGGATTTACTACTGATACGTCGGAAATGCTGATCTGGCAAGGTGGAACACTCTACTACCATCCCCTCAAACTACTCACTCGTCCTGGTACTGGTGTAGATATGGGTTACACCCAAGACAACTCTCTAATTGGGATAGACACTGATTGGGTCTCTCAAAAAACCCTATCCGATTGCTATATTGGCTCCAACGTAGATACAACTAATGCTAGTGCTACTCGTATCCCTTTGAGAGCGTCTGGGAGCACATTGCAGATTTATGTTAACGGTACCTGGAACACCATTGTTTCTAACTTCGTCTTTCGAGAGAACTCATCATATGGATACGCACTCGAACACTTACCAGTAGGATTTACAAGATACATTGAGGTAATGACGGGAAACAGTATTAACGATTTAGGATTAAACGGACTTCCACTTACTCATTCCTATACCAACGATATGGGAGCCTATCCCGCAGGAGATTGGATAGGGGGAAGAACAATATCAGCAACTTAATTTAGGAAAAATATTATGGCAAATAAAATAAAAAAGAGATGCAATGAATGTGGAGCCTCAAAAGAGACTAGGGACGGTAGATGCTATACCCATCTAGCAAACATATCCCACAGATATTTTCGGGATGTAAACGATTACATTGAGCTTTGCCCGTCATGCAATTTTAACTACGATTATGGAAATATAAATTTAGAGAAAGGAGGGTACTAGCGTGGCTACTATATATTTATCACCCACAGGATCAGATTCTTATACGTACGCTCAGGCTCAAAACATTGCTACACCTTGGTTGACAGTTGCAAAGACACAGGCTTCTGGAATAGCGGGAGATACTGTTATTTTGGCAAACGGGACATACACGATGGCAAGTGTAACGTTTAGCAAAACAATGACTTATAACGCAACAACGAACGGGAGTGTAACGATTGGTAATGCGTCTGCTCAATATTATATAAATACTGCCGGAGTAGTTGTCACATTAACGGGCATTGTTTTTTCTGGGATGACGGGGATAGCTAATGGAAACTTCAGAGCATTTGCGGGCGACTTTGTTTTTAACTTTTGTCAATTTAAAAACAATACCTACGGAGATATTATTTATTCCTATGCACTTTTTAGAGCAGATCCCGGAAAATCCTTTACCTTTAATACATGCATGCTTAGGAATATTACTCATAGCACGGCGGGCGGTTCTGCTCAGGGAATAGTTTACTGCGATGGAGGAACGGCAACGTTCACTTTAAACAGTTGCACTTGGGTTTTTAATGTTACGGGGGGCAGTGCTGTTCCACGTATATTTGCATTTGCGGGAGCTGGATATACCATTACTGAGAAAAACAACATTATGGTTAATAGTTCTGGAGGAACACTAACCCATCTTTTGGGGTCTGCGACACGGAACTCAACGTATAGCGACTATTATCTATTGACCAGTGCCCCAACTGGCACGGGGGTTATCACGTCCGATCCGCTTTTAAGAGATGTAACCAATTTTAATTTTAATTTAAAACCTACCTCCCCATGTCTGGGTACAGGAACTAATATCTAACTATGAAAAAACCTATTGACTTTACAAAACAGAAAAAGAGCATCAAGGATAAGTACGACAAGATGAAAGACAAGATCATCGAAGTCTATCAAGGCGATGATAGTCGTTTTGTTATTGTGACGCAGACAGAGAGAAGAGTTGGATTAGGGTATCCCCCTTGTGAACTAATTCATTCCGATTTAGAGGAAACTTTACATAATTTAGAGGTAATACATGGCAAATAGTCACAGGTTTGCACAAGCTATAATTGTTGGAGATGATACAAGAGCAAATCTGATTGCTTCGACAACGTATGCACGTCAAATTGGTGAGCTGGCTATTGAAACTGGAACCACTAAACTATATGTAGCAAAGTCTTTATCAGGAGGAGACTTCAAAAGGGTCCACGGACTAGACCTGGCAGTTACTTATGAAGACGAAGTTGTCGTTAACTCTGGCGAAGTAGTTTGGAATAATGATTAAAAAAATATAAAATATAACTATGGCCGCATTAAATACCATCGCTAGTACACTTTTATCAACCACCACGGGTGTGGATATGCAGACGGTGGCTAGTACGACCCTATACACAGTCCCAGCTGGTAAGACGGCTATCATTACTCATATAGTAATCAGAAACAACTCGGCTTCGCTCGCCGGCGGTACAGACTATGACTTTACTGGTTGGAGACAGACGGTTGATCTTTCAGGCATGACTACCGCCTCAACCACATTCAGGGTTATTTATGCTACTGAGAATACCTCATATACGGCTACTACAGCAGGCACGGCCTTCCAGATAACCGTTTCTACCGGTGCTACTGCGGCAGGAACAGCTACGATCGACGTATACGGTTATCTAGTCTAGTCTATGAAAAAACTAATCCCATCAAGCAATGCCGTCGAGGTAGACTCGAATGGTGACATCACTTTTAACGGTAGAGTCCTACTTCCAATGGGGGAAGTTTCTTACTTTGATACGACTGGCACGGCCGTGGTCATTTCTGCCCAATCTGACGGATCAACCAATATGGTTAAAGCTGCCGCCACTACCACACTCAACGCTGACTGCTCATGCGGCTTCGACAATGGTGGATCCGATAACGGAAGATTAAGATACATTGAGACTGTAGGCAGGGTATTTCATGTTGCTTGTACCATTACCATCGCTCCAGAGGAGGCCAATGATACTTTTGTATTTGGTATAGCCAAAAATGGAGTAGTAGAGGCAGCCTCAAAAGTTTTGGTTAAAGTCATAAATGCCAGTGACTCAAGAAGTACGGCCATGCACTGTGAGATAGATATGAATTATGGTGATTACCTAGAACTGTATGTGGGTAATATAACTGATGCCGGTGATTGTAATGTCCGATCACTGAATATCTTTGCAATGGGGATGTAGTCCGATGATATAATTACTCAATGTCAGATATAGACAAGGTGATAGGTGTGAGCGACTTAACCCCAGAAAAGTTTCTGGAAGACTATAAGTTTCTTTGTGATAAGTACCAACTACAGGTGGTCTCGTCTCCAAGGTTTGTCCTTAACAAGGATGGTAGTTTTTCGGTGGCTATATCGCAAGGTATAGGTACAATCCCCAAAGAAGAACCAGGGAAAGTATTCAAAGACCATAAGCCCAAGAAGTGATAGACGACATTAAATCATCTTTTGATGTTTTATCCCGCAATATTACCGCATTCATAGAGTGGGCCGATTCCATTGATAAGAAGGATAAATTGATTAAGGAATTGGATGTAAGATTGGGAGAAAAAACTAAATTATTAGATAAGAGAGAGCTAGACCTAAATAAAGCTAACCTAAAGCTATCCGCAGATAACCTGATGGTTGAAACTAGGTTACTAGAGATGGATAAGGACAAGGCCAGACTTGCGCAAATAAACAATAAACTTGAAGAACTCTCCAAGAGAGAAAAGGTCATCTCGGATAAACAGACCAACCTAGATATTAGAGAGAGGGCCATATCCGATAAGGAAAAGGAGCTGGAGGAAATGAAGAAGGTTGCTGAAGAACTAGACCACCGTGAAAAGCTTCTCAAGAAAGAGATGTTAATGGATAAAATTAGGCAAGACAAACTAGATCAACGTGAAAAGGAACTAGACACGGAAAAGGAAAGGCTTCAAGAAATAGCAAATAAGTTAGATGTGTTGAAGAAGTAAGCTATAATTGGGGTATTAAGTCACTATAGACTCTCGGGTTCGAGGGTCTCTTTTTTTATATGGCCGAAGCTAAACGAGACGGAAACAGAATACCAACACTACTAGGTATATCAAATGTAGACGGTGTTACACCGGTTGCATTATATGCCGATCCCACCACTCACGGTATAGTCATATCCGGGAGTATTTCTATTGACACTACTGGTCTTGCTACATCAGCTAAACAGGACACCGGTAATACATCCCTAGCGTCGATTGATACCAAAACCCCTGCTCTGGGTCAGGCTCTGGCTGCTTCATCTGTTCCGGTTGTATTGACCGCCGCTCAGATAACGACTCTCACACCATTAGCCACGGTAGCTGTAACTCAGTCTGGCACGTGGGACGAGGTAGGTATAAACGACTCTGGTAACTCAATCACGGTCGATGGTACTGTTGCCGCCACTCAGTCTGGCACTTGGACAGAAGCCAATTCGGGATCTATAAAGACCGCAGTGGAGCTTATAGATGACACCGTGTATACAGGCGGATCAGGCACGGTAACTAAAGGTATAGCCATATTGGGGCAAGACGGTACTAATCCACAGGTTGTAAAGACGGATAGTAGTGGTGAATTGCAGGTAGATGTCCTCACTATGCCGATTGTGGCGGTGACACAATCTGGTATTTGGGATGAAGTGGGGATCAACGACTCGGGGAATGTCATAACTACGGATGGTAGTGGTTCGGCCGGTACTCCAGCTGGAGGTGTATTGACTATCCAAGGGGTGACCTCTATGACTCCCATTCAGGTAGGAGATAACTCTTCATCACTATCGGTGGATTGGAACGGAACACAGCCAGTTACCGGATCTGGTACTGCTACGGGTGCGCTAAGAGTAGAACTGCCGACTAACGGCACTGGTCTGGTAGGTTTGAATGCTGGAACGAACAACATCGGAGATGTAGATATATTGTCTATTGCGGCGGGAGATAACAATATAGGTAATGTTGATATAGTCTCGGGGACAATAACTACGGTATCCACAGTCACTGCTGTTACATCTATTACTAACGCCCTACCAGCCGGCACTAATGCTATCGGTAAGTTGGCCGCGAACTCGGGGGTTGATATCGGAGATGTGGACGTAACGTCTATTGCAGCTGGTACCAACTTAATTGGTGATGTCGATATACAACCTAGAACGACAGGCGGTTGGAGTGTCGGTAACTTCACTTCCGGTGATACGTATACCGCCTTGACCAACTCTGCCCAAGTGATTAAAGCTAGTGCTGGTAAATTTGGAGGTTACTACTATTACAACCCCAATACTTCAGCTGTATATATTCTTGTCTATAATGTAGCCGCTGCTAGTGTGACAGTTGGTACTACCACGGCCAAACTGGTGTACTGTATTCCGGCATCTTCGGGGGCAAACATAGAGATACTTGCAGGTATTCCATTCGATACAGCCATGTCTATTGCCGCTGCCACAACTGGTGGAGGGAATAGTGCGCCGTCTACTGCCCTCGAGGTTATGGTGTATTACAAATAGAAATGGCAAACATCTTAGATCAGCAACAGGCTACTGTTGATAACGCTTATTCGTTCGGCAACAGTTTCTCTCAAAGACAGGCTCAATCTTTTCTACCAAGTGTGTCCGCTTTCATGTCTCAAGTCATTATCAGGACCGATGTGGAAGCTTCTCCGACGGGTCAGATTAAGATGGAACTCTATTCAAATAATGCCGGAGTTCCTGGTTCACTTATCCAAGCCGCCGACGCGACTCAAAACCCCAGTGCGGGTGCGGACGTGACATACACATTTACTGGAGGGCCAAAGTTGGATGGAGGAACAACTTATTGGTTGGTTATATCTAGAACTACAGCCTTGGATGACGATAACTACTTCTATCTGAGCTGTTCTAGTACTACCCCCGCTAATCCTTATGCTAATGGAGTTCTTCTTTTTTATGATGGTGGGTCTTGGAGTGATAACGATCCTAGCGTTAATGACGACGCTTATTTCAAAGAATATTATGAGAGTACTACAGTAGTACCTGTGGGTAAGTTAGGACTGCTTGGTGTGGGAGCTTAGCGTGTATAATTGACTCATTAGATCAATATAGATCGACCAGAGATGGCCGGTCTTTTTTTTACTCTCATGCGACTCACGTACCAAGGAATCAAGGAGGCACACTTTAGGAATATAGGCAAGTCTGATCAGATGAGCGACACTAGTTTACTGGCAGATTTTAACTACAACTTGGCCAATAGGTATCAATTGATATTCGGTTCATTAGCAGAGTACATAAACAGTACCGCTTCTACCGATACCACAGTGGCCTCACAGCAGTATTACGATAATCCTGTAGGTATACAGAGCTTAGATGAAGTAACTATAACTATAGGGTCAGTAGTGTATCCCCTAACTACGATTTATTCTCAGCATACATGGAATCTATTGAATGCGATGACAATTCAACCATCATCCGTCCCTCAGTTCTTATTCCCACGCAAAGACGATTACGGTATTTGGCCCATTCCTCAAGCCGCTTACACAATAACGATAAATTCTTTTAATAGAGATAGAAGTCTGTCTGTTGATGATTACACTACCGGCACAGTGACAATGACCAATGGTGACGAGACGGTCACTGGTTCGGGTACTACATTCACCTCGGCAATGGTCGGTAGATGGCTGCAGATTACTTCTGCATCGAGCCCGGGTCAAGGTTATTGGTACAAGGTAGCTAGTTATACCTCGGCTACATCTATAGAACTCACCCAGAAGTGGAATGCGGCTACAGCCGCTAGCTTAACCTACCTGATAGGTGAATCCCCCGATATACCAGAAGAGGCACACGTTATCCTGCCAGACGGCACAGCGGCAGATTATTACTCTGGATTAAGAAACGATACGGAAAAGGGTACAGCTTTTAACAACAAATTTTGGACTGGGGATATGAATAATAGCATCAGACAATTTGGTAGCAATCAAGTGGTAGGAGGTCTAATTGGCTTGGTAAATAGATATAAGAGTAGGGACAGAAAAACCCTTGTAAGGAGAGGGCCTAATGTTTCATCCCCCACTTGGAAGATATGGTCAACAACAATTAGCTAATAAATAACTTGGCTAACGAAATACTAAAACCGATAGAGAGATTCAATGGAGGTATCGCTGATTACTCTAGCGAGGGTATACAGGATTCATATGCTTTCGGAAGGTCTGTAGACGTGCGTACCGACCCTAGACAGGTTACTATACTTCCGAGAACTATCAAAGAGTCGGGAACTGTCATAACAGACTTACCTAAGTGGTCTGAAGAATCACCATCGGATGGGAGTTTGTACATGTATGGTAATACTGGTAACTTGTACAAGAGAACATCCGCAGGCGCATATTCTCTACTAAGATCAGTACCCAACTCTCATGGTAATGGTTTGGTATATTCGGCAGAGGATGACTTTTTGTATTATGCAGGCGATAAAGTTATAGGTAGGTATGGAAAGTTATCCGGTACACCAACCTTTGTTGATGATTTCTTTGGATCACAGGGTGGAGTACCACTCAACACTAACTCCCTAGATCTCGAAGCCGGTAGCTCCCAGTACGCCTCACGAGCTGATACGGCCTCGTTATCTATAACTGGCAATCTATCTATCGAGGCTCAGGTATATCCGGAAAGCTTGCCGGCCTCTGGTGGTCAAATGACACTAGTGTCTAAGTGGACTGAAAATGGAAATATAAGATCGTATAAATTTGGTATAGGTACTGTGTCGAACTATTTTGGTGACGGTTCGGACGGAGCCCTTACTATATCTAGTAATACAACCGAAGCTCCTATCGACTCTGCTTGTACGGGAACGTCTGGGACATCATCACTGTCTGCTACTAACGCTTCGTTCACTACTGGCCAAATAATACTGATTCATCAGTCCCGAGGGACAGGTGCAGGAACCTGGCAGAAGAACAAGATCCAATCGTATACAGCCGGCACTATAACCCTAGTCGACGCCTTGAATGCTACATATACATCAGGGGCACAGGTTAGAGTCTTGAAGCAATATACGAATGTAACTATAAACTCAGGCATAACCTACACCGCCAAGGCATGGAACGGTACGGTGGGGGGTATCATTGGATTCTTAGCCAGTGGAACAGTGACAGTAACAGGAACCATAACAGCATCGGGTAAGGGATTCAGGGGGGCTACGCAGATTACATCCACCGACACTAGTGGTAAACAGGGAGAAGGGACGTCTGGTGCGGCAGATACTGAGTCAAGTTCTTATAACGGCAACGGTGGTGGAGGTGGATATTGGGCTCCCGGAAATAACGGAACTGGCGGTGGTGGTGGAGGTGGAAACAGCTCCGCCGGAACCCGGGGACAAACAGATAGATCCGGAACTGGTGGTGCGGGTGGTATTGCCGCGGGGTCTGCTGACCTTACGACTATGGTATTTGGTGGTGGAGGTGGATCAGGAGCCTTATCTGCCACCGGTAGTGGAGGTGCGGGTGGTATTGGAGGCGGTATATGCTGGATAGCGGGCACTACTGTTACCATTACCGGATCGGTGACGTCTGCAGGAACTGCTGGTAATAATGGCTCAATTGACGGAGCTGGTGGAGGTGGTGGTGCAGGTGGGTCGAACATGATCAAGAGCCAAGTCGCTACACTAGGGTCTAGTCTTGTAACTGCAGGCGGTGGGAGTGGTGGTACATCAGAAGACGAGACAGCTGGAGACGGTGGAGCAGGGTCAACAGGCAGAAACCATCTTGACTACTACACATCTTACACGGGGACTACTTCACCCACCCTCAATGTTACTCAAGACAATAGTTTGGGTAGTGTGGATGGCTATACTTTGATGCTATCTGTGTCGTCGAATGGAACCAACTCAGAGAACTTGACTAAACCTGCCACTATTACAACAGGCGTATGGCAACACGTAGCGGTGGCATGGACTGCAAGTACGAGTACAGCAACATTCTATTTAAACGGTGTATCTCTTGGATCTACAACTGGCGCGTTAACTGCAATTAGTGATAACGCTTCAGTATTTAACATAGGATGTGACTTTGACGGAGCAGGAGCGGCTCAGCACTTCTATGATGGTCTTATTGACGAGGTAAGAGTATTCAACACTGTTAGGTCAGCATCAGACTTTGTAAGTGGAATGACAACCCAAATATCCACTAACACCACCGGACTCGCGGCTTATTACAAGCTGAATGATGATGTTAATGACTCCACCGCTAACGCTAACAACTTAACGGCTTCCGGATCGCCAGTATTTACTACAAATGTACCCTTTGCCTCGCCGACGACAAGGTTGGATATTGACCAGCAGGCTACAACTTCGGGAAATACTTACACTACCCCTACGGCCATATCAGAAGCTTCTACTGCCAGGAAGACATTTACTCCCAACAAAGACCCCCAAAAGTCTATCGCTGTCCTTGTAGCGGCTGTAGGTACTGGTAACTGGACTCTAACAGTTCATGATTCGCTCAACAATGTAATAGCAACCAAGACCGTTACTAATGCCGATATGACAACGGGGTATTATGAATTCACTTTCTCAAGTGTGTGGAGGCCTTTGACTAACTTTACCAACGCTTACCATTTCCATATTACTTCTACGGTGGCCGATGGTACAGTCACCACGACAACAGCCTCAGACTTAGAAAGTGTATCTTACAGAACTTACTATCAGTTCTTGGTTGAAGATACATCATGGCATCCGGGTCTACAGTTCCTCAACTTCATCGTATTCGGTAACGAACGCCACGTAGCCAAGTTCGAGTATCCCCTATACGAGCCAAACAAGATCGTATTGGCGGCAGGATACAAAGTTAGATGTTTGGAGCTGTGGAGGGAATACTTAGCTATTGGAGTGACTAAGGGGGATGATCTTAACAACCAAGGCCGGATATATTTCTGGGACGGTTACTCGCCTACATTTAACACGTTTATAGAGATACCTCAAGGTGGGGTTAACGCCCTACTATCTTCCGAGGGAAAGTTATTTATTTGGGCGGGGCCACAACAGCAACAGCTGGTATTTGTAGGTGGAGATACTGCCGAGAAGATTAAGGAATTACCATTAATTGGTGACGACGCGGCTGAGGTGTACCCAGGTGCGGTTTGCATGTGGAATTCATTAATCAGGTTTGGTGTGTCTGGGTCTAGCACCTCCACCGCTATCGGAAAAGGGGTTTATACCTATGGATCAACCAATAGACGATATCAAGATATATTGACCTATGACTATCCTATATCCACGGGCAATACTGGTTCGACTGTTAGCATAGGCTTGGTTACTAAAGTGGGCAATAGACTACTGATCGGGTGGCAAGATAACGTGTCTTATGGAGTAGACTACCTACTCACAACAAATGCCCCTTATCCTACCGCCACCATGGAGTTCCTGGTAGACGAGAGCAATAGCAACTGGAAAGAAAAGGAACTGACCGAAATAGTAGCCAATTTTGATCCACTACTAACCGGAGAGTCTATAAACATCAAGTTCAAGAGAGACGCAGACTCTGATTGGATAGCTAACACTAACGACCCCGCAGTTGGTGATGAGGTGGTAAGGCTGCTAACAACTAAGGGTAGGTACAATTCTATGCAAGTGGCTATAGACATGACTACATCGGTCTCCACATCACCCACGCTAAACTCGGTCTTGGCAATAGCCAATAGTAACCAAACTGAAGGCAGATATGGATGACACTACAGTCCTGTCTGATAAATTAGACAAACTACAACAAGAAGTCGATGCCTTAAAAAGCCGGAGGTTATCTCAGCTAGACATCATACCGGGGACAATAAAAGTAAGGCATCTGGGTGAAGATGTAATACCTCCCACCATGCCCTTATTTAACAATGTCAAATACGTGAGGATAAGCGATGGAGGAATACCTAGCGGAAACTATGATATATACACCTGCCCACAGGGTAGAAAGTGTCTGATAACATTTTTCAGATCATACAACCCGACTGGTGGATCTATCAGCTTATATTCTCAGTTGAAGATAGGTGGTAATTACGTTAGGTTAACCGCCACAACAGCCTTATCTAGTACTTCATTTTCGACAGCAGTAAGGCAGATAGTCCTCCGAGGCGGAGAATCCTTAACCATCAATTCAACCGCGGCCGGTCTTAATGTCTTTGGATCAGGGATGGAAGTCAGCAGTGACTCACCTTTATATTGCGCACGCCTGCTTGAATCTCTTAATAGTGGATACAACCTGATATATCAGGTCCCTCCGGGTAAGATGGCCTGGATACTTAATGATATAGGTCACCTGTTCTGGTATTCAGCCCTCTGGTATATAAACACTTCTGGTGGATCTAGGACCGTGGGGTTCTATGTAGTTCCTGCCGGACAGTCACCATCGCAGAACCACCGTTTCCAGCCGGAGTCTGCTGTCGCCAATAATGCTTCTGGCACATCTTTCCCAGAAAACTTGGGTGCTTTAAATGCGGGAGACTCTGTTTACATAAACACGTCTGGAACTGGTGTACAACCTACATGGATAAATTATGTGGAGTTACCGGTGGTCTAGAGTGTTATAATTTAGCTAATTAAGTCACTATAGACTCGCCAAAAGCGGGTCTTTTTGTTATATGGAGCCCAACCTCAATCAAGCAGTCGATACAGTACAGAAACAGAGAGCTGGAACAGCCGAACTTCTTGCGGGTCAAGACACCAGATCTGGCGATTTCTTAGGTAAACTTGGTGGCTATGTTTCGTCTCAACCGTCTATGGAGGTTATGTCTCAACGCATTGGCGCTGAACTAGGACTTCCTGCTTTAAGACAAAACGCCGCATCCATGCAGGAGAACCTGAGAGCACTACCGGACACGTATTCTAAGGCAACAACAGGTTTCGATGTTAACGCAAATCAGCTCGCAAGAGTTGTTGGCACTAAACAGGCCGAATTGGCACCGGCTGCCCAAAGAGCTTCTGAACAGGCATTAAATGCAGAAGGCGAGCTTGGCAGAAGACTAGGATATGCAGAGAATCAGTTCCAGAGAGGGCTTATCCCCTTGAATGCTGAACAGGGTATGCTAGCCGAACGTAATGCTCGTGAAACTAGCTTGTACTCCCAAGACAACCAAAACGAACTTTCTGCGATTATCAGTAAGATACAAAACGGTATTCAACTAAGCGAGGCGGAGAAAAACAGAGCTCACGAACTGTCGATGGCAGAGTCTAACTTCGAAAGACAGAAACAGTTAAACGTACAACAAGCATCACTAAGTCAACAATCACCAGACACTCAGATAATCGAAGTAAATGGTCAGAAGAAGCTTATTAATACACAAACTGGTCAGGTGATATCGACGTATGGAAGTTCTAGCGGGGGTGGAGTAAACCCAACTAGTTACTTATCATCAGGTAGCAATGCCTCCGGGTATCTAAGTGGTGGCCAAACGTCATCGTCTAATGCACAACCACAATATAGTGCAGCACCTGGAACTATTAAAAACGGATGGTATACAGATGGTAGACAGTGGTACCAAGTAGCTCCATAACATGAAAGTATATTCACAATCACAGGGAAGATTGATCGACGTACCAGATGCTCCAGGAATGGCGGCTCAAACTCCACTACCGTCTATTCAGCAACAGCCTCAATCATTTACTGAAAAGGCAGGAGGCGCGCTACTCAATATAGGTAAATCTATTGTTAACCCATTTTGGAGGACTGGCAGGAACATCATAGGTACTGGACTGGCACTGGGGGCATTAGCTACCAACAGAAAAGGTGGAGAACAGGGAGCCCTGGAAAAAGCGGCTAGATATGTGTTGCCTAAGATGTCGGTCGAAGATCCTCGTAAGGCAGGGTTACAGCAAGTTCAAGACAGCTTAAACGTAATGTCTTATGCCGTCCCGTTTGGTAAAGCTAAGGCTGGAGCTGGGGCACTAAGTAGATTAGCCACAAAGTCCTTGCTTCCTGGAGCGGCCGTCGGAAGCCTACAATCTCTATCTCAGGCGGACTTGAACAATCCGGAGAAAGCACTAAAGGAAACTATAGGGGGGGCCGCCACTGGGGCAATAGGTGCCGGTTTACTACATGGTGGATCTAAGGTATTAGGTAAAGTGGGTAGATTCGTAGAGAAGTCCGGAACCGAAACTAGATCGGGGGTGTCTAAGATATATGTCAAGTCAGACATAGCCGGTGCCTCTAAAGAAAAGGCCATCCAAAAGACTTTGGACGATCTAAATATCTTAGGAAATGCACAAAAGAAATACGAAATGTTAGAGCCTAGGATGAGCGAGATGAATAATAAAATATCGAGCATATTGTCCAAAGATAACAAGGTATTTAACTCCCAGGAAATTAAGAACAATCTTATAAGTAATCTTAAAGATTCTATCAGGAGAAAGGAAATACTACCCGAAAATGCCATACAAGAAGTGGATGGTTACATCAAGTCCTTGATGGGAGATGCGGGAACAATAGACTCTGTCAATCTGTATAACCTAAAGAAACAGGTAAACGGAGACTTCGGAGCCGTGGCCAGGAAGATAAAAAGCAAAATGCCACTCAACGATACAGACTACGTTATAGCTAAAGCCAGGCAGACACTAGATGATGTCTTAGCTAAAGCTCACCCGGACGTAAAACGTCTCACAACTCAGGAAAGTCACTTATACGATGCGGCAGAATCTTTAGGTAGGTCAAGGAAAACTGTTCCTACTGTCAGAGCGGCTGGATTTACACTGCCGGCCGGAAAGCTACAGACGGCTCAAGACGTACTTGGAGCCGGTTTACAAAAGACCGGTCAAATAGCAACGGGGATAGGGGAAAGGTCGGCCAATCCGTTAGCGTCTCAAGTCTCTGGACAGGTATCAGCTAGACTTCCAAGTCTGCCAAATTTCGAACAACCATCCGATCAACAACAAAATAGCATAGGTAGCGAACAGAGCGGAAATGCACCATACGATCAAAGTAACCATCAGCAAGAGATTATACCTCAAAAGACTTTATCCGGTTACACCCCTGAACAGATAGCGGCTGGATATCAAAAGGCTCTCAGTGCTGGAGATAAGAAGTCGGCGGAATACTTGTATAGCATGTTAGAGAGAGAAACCAAGTATCAAAGTTCAATAAACGCTCAACCAAAGGCCGGAACCCCCCTGACACAGGCACAGACTGTTCTTGTGAAAGGTGGAATGAGAAACCTAGATCAGATAAAGAGAGATTTTGGTATATATGATAACTCCGGAAGATTGATTGGTCTGAAACTAGATAAGATGAAGAAGAGTACCCTAACCGGTGGAGTAATAGACCCACAATACAGATCTATGGCAGAGAAAGTTATTATGGCTGTAATAAGGCCGGAATCCGGAGCCGCTATCCCCCCAGCAGAGATGAAATCGTATTTAGAGGCTTATCTACCAACATGGAAAGACACTCCGGAATCTGCCTTGTACAAGATTCAGGATCTGGAGCGTAGGTTTGCGGACTACGGTCTACAATAGATTTGCTATAATCATCATCGATGATGAAATTGGAGACTACACAGAAACTGTTAAGATTCAGGGATTTCTTGCAGGCGATATCACAGATTTCTTTTTCCTATACCACGCTTAATAAACAGTATCCAATGAACACTTTAAGTGAATCGGAAAGTGAGGGACTGTCCTCGGCCTACCTCGAGCTAGTAAAAAAAGTGAGTACGTTGTCAAACCAGTTTGAAAGTGAACTAGAAAAGAACGGCAGATAAACAGACTCCTTATTTGCTATAATCAAACCATTAAGTCACTATAGACTCCTTAACGGGAGTCTTTTTTATATATGGACAATACAGGATCTTTTGGCAGTGCAATAGGTGGAATGAGTCCTGAACTTCAAGCGGCGATTTCCCGTCGTGGCAGTCAAGGCGGTGGTGCTACTTCACAAGTATCTAATGCCGCAACTACCGTCAATCAAGCCACTCAACCATCACAGCCATTACCACAACCACAAGGTAGTCCTGCTGGTGGTCTAGGTAACTCTGCTATGCCTATGAATACCCCAGAAGCTAATATTATAATAAAAGCTCTTGACGGTCGCCTTAAAGCGTTGAGTAAATTAGCTCATATGACCTCCGGCAATAAGGGAGCATAGGATAACTCCCATGCACTCTTTAAAAAAACAAGTCATCATTTGAGTATCAATTACATACTATAGGTATATGGCTGGACAGAACACTCTCAAAGACAAACTCTTTTCTTCATTCACTGACAAGATCATTGCTGGAATTATTGTGGGTGTCGTTGCTATTGTTACTCTTCAGGTTGGTCTGGTCTCTCTTACTAGGCAGGTAGAAGCGATAGAGAAGAACATTGAGATACTTGATGCCCAAAAGGCTGATAAAGAGCTAATGGTAGAGGTGCTTACACCCATAAAAGAAGATATAAAAGAGATAAAAGATATGTTAAGAGTAAAATAGACCTATGCTAAGTCAACGTGACCCCAAATGGAATTTAGAGATAATGGGCTTTGGAAGTGGAAATATTGGGGCATACGGTTGTTACCTCACCTCTCTTTGTGAGGGTCTTAATCTAGCCGGTTACAGCTTTACTCCCTCAACTCTCAACAGGGAACTCAAGGACAGAAACCTATGGACTGGTGAATTTAAAAACTACATAGATGTAGGTAACATCGTCTCTAAATGGGGTGACATTTTCACCTCATTCAAGTCTATGGAGCCTTACACTGATCTTCATTTTGGTTTTGAGACCATAACGGTATGTAAAGTATCAGCCAAGGGTATTGGTGGGACGGGAACTCACTTCGTACTCCTGAAGAGCGTTGACGCTGACCCCCTCATTGGTGACCCGTGGACAGGCACAGACGATAGGCTATCAAAGCGTTATGGTACACTTGGTGGGATCCTTGGGATTAGAGTTTTTCATATAAAAAGTCCCGTTAAGGAAACTATGGATATACGTTTGCAGATCCTAGACGACAATAAAATCCTGACCGAAGGTGATGTGCGTGAGGCTGTGGAACGCTACAATCTGCTCCCAAAAAGAGAAATTGACCTAACTAACGCTAATGCTCGAATCAAAGACTTAGAGGGCATTGTAGGGACTCTCAAAGGTGATCTAATGCGTGAGGCAGAATCTAACCGAATTGAAAACAACAAACTGCGTGAGGAGCTGGCTAACTACAAGTCTAGTGTGGCTACTGCCTTAGACTGTACCCAAGACCTACCAAGAATCTTAAAAGCCGTCAATGACTTAGTTGTTGAGGCTGACAAACTACCAGACGCACAAAAACAAATCAAAGCACTGGCCGAACAAGTAAGCGAGCTAACCCTTAAGTGGAAAGAGTTAGACGCCGCTCAAGTTAGATTAGGTCGTGACTATGACTCCCTCAAGCGTGAACGTGAAGAACTTTACAAAGCTATTAGAAGTGTTGGATACGTGGTTGAAGATAACGAGTCTGTTGTAAACCTCATCAGGACCCTTCGCACAAATCACTCTGTAGCAGTAGAATTACCCTTATTGAATCTATTAGTTGAAAGATTTAAAAGCATATGGCAAAAAAAGTGACTTACATCCCAAACATAGAGGCAGCGAGAGACGTCAATAAGCTAGACAAACTTATTATGGAGGTAAAACGTGCCTTGAATAGAAACAAGAAGACTATATTAAGAAACATTTCTGGGGTGTAGATATTAGTAGTAAGCAAAAAACATGGCAAAAACAAACGAAATAGTCGTATCCCCCAAGAACGAACTCATCCCTCAAGATGTTAAGAAATTCTGGGTGAACCTTTTGAAGTTCACCGCTCCCATAGTGGCGATCTTCTTTGCACAGTTGCAAATGGGTACATCTCGAGAAGCAGCCGCCCTAGTGGCCTTGTATGCCTTCTACGGTATGCTTGCGGACCTATTCAGCAAGTGGAGCGGGACTAGTCTTTATGTTCAACCCAAGACCTCATCTAAATAAGCCTTAGCCTTATCAAATCCCTTCGCTACTCCTGATACTGTTTGCTTGCCTTTGAGTGCCTCTAGCCACACCATCTGTTCATCTGATAGCACTCCTCCCCTAACTCTCTTCATCTCTAGGAATATGACCTTGTCTTTTGTGACGATAACTAGATCTGGAAAACCAGGCTTTAGCCCCTGTCTCTTCTGTTTAACCTTCTGTGACCACGATTTGGTAAATAGATTGTTTGGAAGGGCTGTATACATCAGTATCTTACCTGTGGCCTTAAGAAGGTCAAGGTACTCAACCAGCGTACACTGCTCGTTGTATTCTGATCTAGGGCTAATCGTCATCGTCATCTGTTTCCTCTCCCCATGGGCCTAACATATCACGGTTATTTTCCCAATCATGTTTGCTGAACAGTATAAATACAGCCTCTTTGTTTTCCTCTTCTTCTAGACACAATCTGTCTATCATAGCTTTTGCAAACAGCCCATCGGCCAACTCAACTACCGACCCCATGTACTTGACGTGTAGTTTGTCTTGGTCGGTATATGTAACAGCCACCATAAAATCACCTGACTTTAGCTTCTCATAAGTACCAACTCTAAGAACGTAAAAACTAAAACCATCTTCTCTTTCTAGTCCCATACTCAATTTTATTACCCCCTGTCAATAGGGGTATAATTTGGCCATGAAAGAATACGAACCGAAAGCTCCTGTCATCTTTGAAGGTCAAGAGTACGATTGTTTGTGTAACTTCCTCCCAGAAGACCGGTGGTACAGAGTGACAGTAACTTATGGTTCAAGATCAATCAAGCATGGTGTGGCCGTAGGGTATAGAGATAGAGTCAACGGTATGCGTCCAGGCGTAGGCTTTGGTGGTGAGGTTCTAGTTAGGTTTGATGACGGTGAGGGAGTGGCAAGTGTCCACCCTAGCGTATTAACTAGGATTTAGTGTAGAAAGTCTTAGGATCTTCACCGGTGAAGTCTTTTATTAGTTTGCTCATGGCGTGCCCGAATAATAGGGTTTTGTTTAGATCGTCTTCATGACTATTTCCCTCTGTTTCCATCTTCTTGACTCCTAAGACCAAACACGTACTCATAACGACCTTTAGGGACGATATCAAGTCCTCCCGTGTCCATTCAATTGGTTCACCAGGATACATCGCTTCGTGATCCCAGATAGTCTCTTCTATTTCTTTGAGGATAGGACGTAGTTTAGCGGCTAGGGTCATACGCCGTCGCCGTAGCCGTTGCCGTCGCCGTTGCCGTCGCCGTCGCCGTTGCCGTCGCCGTCGCCGTAGCCGTTGCCGTCGCCGTTGCCGTCGCCGTCGCCGTAGCCGTTGCCGTCGCCGTCGCCGTTGCCAAATGATGATTTAGAGTCCTCGAAGTTTATGGTTCTCTTCTCGGCTATTTCTTCCATTTGTCTTCGTTACAACTAATGCAGGCCACAACCGTTAAATAATCGAATTCCACCACTCCGCCACATTCATCTAATTTAGTATCTTTGGTTGGCCCTCCCATAGCTATCTCACCCAGACCTTTTGTGGTTCCCCAGTTCCTTATCACTGAAGCATCGTGTAGTTTACAATCACTACCTTTCTTTTCTAATCTACCAACCATAATCCATCCTCTTTGGAGAATGACTATTTTTAAATCTCCAGATTCGGCCACTGGAGAGTACTTCACACCATCGACAGTTATTGTCTTCATATTTTTAATTATTTAATAATTTACGAGTGCTTACAACTTAATAAAACTTTCCTCACCTTATCTCTAGCTTTCTCGGCGAGTTCACGAGTTTTGAAGACTGTACCAAAACGGTAGTAGTCTTCATCCACCGTGTCGCTCAGCCAGGGTCCCTGGCATATACTTCCATACGAAGAGATACCGTAATAGGTTTCTCCGTATGCCGGCCTCCATCTCCTCTTCTTATACACAGGTTTAAACCAACACGGATAAAGATAGCATTCCCATATTTCAAAAGTAGATTTACTATTAAGGAGGGGGTTAGTGCAATAATAATCACCCTCCTTTTTGTACATCTTACTCCCCACTGGAATACCAGGCAGTTCTTTTAAAACAATATAGTACAAGGGTTCTCTAGTCTTCATTGAGATATGTAATTATTAACTTTGTTCAAAAAAGCAAACTCGCCAAACAACTTACGCACCACGTTGTTGTACTCAATTGCCGCCTCTTCTTTGGTAGAAAAACCACCACGATATGTGCGTTTACCCCCAGTCTTAACCACGCAGTACCATTTGTCTCTCTCCTTTCTGAACCAAACCCCTTTGTATCCCGAAGTATTACTTTTGAATACGCCTCTATTTTGTTGATTCTGCACTCTTGTACATATTCTGAGATTCGATCGTCTATTATCCAGAGTATCTCTATTTTTGTGATCAACTACCATACCTTTAGGGGCTCTAGTTATTAACCTGGAAACAAGCTCTACGACATGTTTCTTTTTTGTCTTATCCCAGTGTGAATAAACAGCCCTCGGTATGCCGCGATTGATCCTCACACTCAGTCTAGTATTTTCAAAGTAATCGAAATCAATCTTGTCTACTTTAGTTTTGTATCCCTGATTCAAGATGATCTCGTAATAGAGTGGTTGTTTAGTCATAATCGTGTATGTTTTCTATAATTAATTTACATTTCATCCATCCAACCCTAAACCTGATTTCCCCGCCGTCCATCCTGGCTCGAGTGACAAGCATGACGATGTTTGTCTCAATCTCTTTTTCCGTTTCTACTGTCTCTAGTATGCCGATTCTTTCTAGAGTAGGTGGCATAGGTGGTTGTTTAGTTTTCATTCTCCTTTTATCCTCTCCTGCATAATTGAGAAGGCCTCGTAATCGTCTAGTCTTGTTCTCATTTTCTTTCTCTCCTCTGGGTTACTGCCTCCGAACATACCAATAACTTCGTATTCTACCCAAACTCTATACCGCTCTCTCTCAGCTTCTACAGCCTCTTGCACGGACTGGTGGATGAAGTTCTTAATTTTAGTCGCTTGACTGTCAGCATTATCAGCCCAGCTGAAGTCGTCACCCCACGGAGAGTGGATAACTGCAAACTTATTATCAAATTCCTTGTCAATCTTCTCAATTAGTTGTTTCATATCTTTAATCTAGTTTCTTACCACATCTGGGGCATCGCGTATACCAACCAACTTTCCACCTTTTGATTCTTGCCCCATCGGACAGTATTTCCCATTGGGGATCCCCTTCGTAGGTGATTATGTGTCCTAGTATCCAGCAAATAAGTTTGTTTATCATATTTTAGTTTAAGTAACTGCTAATTTTTATTCCTACCAGTTGGCCTTCTACACCACACTTTGCGACGTGATCTGTCTCAACATAATAGTAGTTGTCCTTTTTCTTCTCTATTGGATTGTGGTATTCGTTAAGTATTTTCAGTGTTCCATCTGTGTCAAACTCTCCAATAATTAAATCTGTATGGTTAACAAGTGATTTCCTATCTTCAAATCTGTACCACCAGTCATTTAACCAGTAGGAGTCCTGCTCGCTCTCAGCCATTAAGATGATGTTTGAATTCCAGCAAGTTACTTTCATTCTGCTTCTGCTAAGAACTTAACGTACGAACCATTTTTGAATGCTGACCACGGTGTGAATCCGCTTCTCTTCATGAGTTTTATAGCATAGTCTATGTTCTCTTTGAACGAGAAAGCTAGGTCATTAGTCAGCTTTGGATGAAACTTATCGTTGACTTGAAAAATTCCTCTGTCAATCGATCCATTTTTATTGACATTAGTAGCATTAGGTCTAAACCTACTCTCGGCCATAGCGATGGCGTACATGACCTTGTACTGCTCCCAGGTTATTTCTTTTTTGTAGGCTTTGCACTCGAGGTATCCTTTGGGGGTCTCACAGCTAACTTTTGTAATACTCCTGACATGAGTTCCAACTCTTTCGCCTGCGTCACTACCTTGTTTGACAGTTCCAGAATTCTTGTATTCAAGATACTGTTCGCACGTTGGCAATTCGACGCTATTGAAGTGACTTTCTTCGCCAGTCTGACGGCATACGCCATCAAGAGGACTAACGAGAGGAGTAGAAACAGACTTAGACCATCCATATTTGTAAATAGCGTAACTTAATAATGCGATCCACAACACTATCCAAAATCCCATCAAGATAATCTCGTGGGTTCTAAACTTACTTTTGTTTTTCATCTAATTTTTCTAATTTTTAATAAAACACTAAACACTTGGGGCAGGGATTTGACTCTATTTGTCTTCTCCCGAAGTCGAGTACAGTCACCCTGCACGAGTACTAATGATCTCTAGCCAGTCGATAATGAGTCGACCTACTGTAGAGATGCACGTTTCCTAAGTTGTAGCTACATAACGTTACGCTCCCTATTTGCGCTACCCAAGTATTTAAAGTTCTATAGCTCTAAGGTCAAGCCACGGTCAATCTTACGAGCAGGAAGTGAACGGCCTGCAAAGACTAATCCTAGCTAGACTTCAGAACCAGCAAGAGGGCTACGGCGAGGGGTTTGTGGTTCTTGCTTGATTCGTTATTTAAAAGAACTATATTCACTTTATACCGTCAATACCCCACTGTCAATAGGGCAACTAAACCAGACAATCAAACACCCTTTTCAGTATCTTCTTCTCCCATTTAGCTTGCACGTCGAAATACCCAGTCTTTTCAAACCACTCATCCATCTCTTCGTCGTTCTCCATACCAGAAAACGTACCGTGTTCCTTAAATATCTGCAATATCTCATTTGACAGACCGTCTACCTCGTCACCAATCAGACCAGCAGAATGTAACAAGTTCTCCTCTAGGTCGTCTTTATCTAAGTATTTAAGTGTTTGCATATATTTTTATTTTAATAAACCACTCTCACAGCCAGCCTAGAATTAGAGAAACTAGACTGGCCAGGAGAGAGGCCTACTTATGTCCGCTCTTATTCTTCTGTCTAATCCTTTTCTGGTGTCTCTTTGCCATGTTATTTAATAACTATTTCTAGTGTACTCATGTCTAGTAACTTCATAACCGATTCACCGGGAGGATACTGTTCAGGCCACCTCATCCATTCACCAGTTGTCTTAATTTTAGCTCGAAGCATTATGATTCTCATGATATCTTTTTGATTAGTATTCTCTCTGCTTCTTTATCACAATCCTTATGCCAGTTACCTGATCTGAATGGAACATCACACAGATCTCCTGCCGCGATCTTCTTACCACAGTGCTTACATAGAGTGTACTTACGGAGAGGCTTAGCCTTACCTATCAGCATCCCTAGTAACTCACCTCTGATATCGCGGTTAGCTTGTATCAAGTCAACGTACCTTGAGTACTCATCGCGGCTTATCCTAATCACCCAGTACTTAGTTTCTTTAACGTACTTAGTTTTCATATTAGTAAGCTAGTTTCTGATCGTCTGCATAATCTTGAGTCTTCTCTGCCTGTCCAGGATGATTCAAGAAATGCATTTTACCTCCGGCGGTACAACCCCAGTAGGAGTTTCCAGATTTACTCATTCTTTCTGGCACATCGCAGCCGTGCTCTTTACAGAACAGACTGTTTGCTGGTGGATCTGTCATGGTATCAGACGAAGCGTCGGACGGTTCATGATTATCTTTCCATGACTTCACTAGGTTATTTACTCCAGCTTTTCTCATTTCATCTGCAGAAGCTATTGAATCTAAGACCCCAATACCCATCATTGCCAAGGCACGACCTACGGCGCTAGTTTCGGCATTCTCAAGCGCACTAGTCTTATTCACCATCCCCACCGCTTCATCGGCTTGTGAGTACCCTGTGAAGGCTCTAGTGGGGTTTGTAACATCTGGTGTTACCTTGGCTTTGACAATAACCTTGCCGTCCTTGTAAGAGGCTATCTTGGTTTGGATATATCCATTGGGGTACATGTCGTTGAAAGCTAGGATACGGTCGGATACTAGGACATACTGCTTACCCTTGAGCGATATCGCTTTCTTTCTTAGTTTGGTGTTTGTTTCTTGTAGGTTTGTCATATTATTCTTGATGCTTTGTAATAGTCAGTTACTCTCTGATTACTAAGTTTATCCTCATCAGCCCAGTCCTTTAGGTTCTCTAGGAATGCGTGAATCTCGTAATCTATGTTCTTGTAGTCTTCATCAGTCAGATCTCTCTCGTCATAGTTGTATTCTGGATACAACCCAGGTTCGGATTGAGGAACTTCTGTCTTAACAGTGGTGGTCTTGAGGAATTTTCTAACTGAATCTTGTATCTCTTCTCGGAGCAGATCAAAGTTTGTTGTCATCTCTAATTTTTTATGGTTTTTAATACTAACTTTTCATAAGGTTTAACCTTCTGTCCCATGAAGTCCAGGTCTATGACGTTCATAGAACAAGTCTCGCAATATACTTGCAATCCTTCTTTGGTAAAACCACATGCTAACTGTCCACTCATACAGTGTCTACAGTGAAAGTAACTCTCGATCCTTGGGAAACTACTATCCTTTTTCATCTAATTTTTTTCTAATTTTTAATCTAGCTTTAATATACCTCGTCAATACCCCACTGTCAATAGGGCATACACTAGACAGTAGATTTTTGGCACTGCACATACCACAATTCCTGCCACAATTATTCCGTTGACATTACTACTTCCTATGTTTGACAGCAGGCCATCTGTCCTCCGGGTGTAACGCCATGTAGTTGTCAGTAACTATCTCAGCCATCATCCTAAAGTGGTTGTCTAGTCTTGAGTCGTGGTAAAGAATGCCACTGTGGGTTAGTCTGGCCCTCTCAGAAACCATTGCAAGTATTGGGTTAGCTATTTGGTCGTTCTTGAATAATCCCCACTGTTTAAGGGCTTCTAGCGTATCAGGGTGTATCAGAAACAAATCATCCTCCTCATCTTGCCACGTCCTACCTTTGCCAGTGTGGCTTCGGCTTGAAACAGGTACCAAATTCTCGGGACGGTCGGGATCTTCACTTATCACCCGTTTAGAAAACCCTTGGTTGCAAACATGGTGCCACTCACAGTTAATTACTGGCACTAAGAAGAATCCTCTCTCTTCGGAATACCTAGGCACTGCATCCGGTACAAAGCCATAGTGATCTGTCCATGCTCTAACCAACCATTGTTTTTGTCTTTGTGAAAGCCCTGTCTTTACTTCGTGGCCATTGTCGGCTTCTTCGGAGAAGTCCGGTTCAAATGATCTTTTCCATTCACGAGGGACGGGCATTTAGTTTTTTACCGTTTAAGAAGGAGTCAATTAATTTTGCATTTAACTTCCTCTGAAAGTAATATCTATCGCCGTCAACCAGTTGGCAAGACCCCTTTCTAGATAATTCTCTGGCCAAATCTTTGGGCATCCGGTAAGGTCCGTCGCTCTTAAGGCTATCCGGTCGTTTATTCCACAACTCATCTAGTTTATTACTTGTCAAAACAGATTTTATACCTAAGAAATTGAGGAATCTTTCCCATAGACTAAGTTTCCTAAAAAGACTTTTGTTCAGAATGTCACTAAAGTCTGGACCGACTCTAGACAAAAACGCCATATCTATTCTTTCTTTTTCCGCCAAGATCTCGACTGCCCTCTTTTCCACCTCAGTTAGCTCAAACCCACTGAATATTTTTCCTATCAGTTTATCCAGTAGGTTTTTCCTTTTTCTAGGTGATAGTTCGTCTATTCTATTTGGCAGTAACTTGGCCTCAGGGACGTTATTCATAATCATATTCTACTCCTGAAATACCTGTTCTAGGTCTGGCGTGCTCATCTCTTCTGTTGTTAGTAGATGTTCGTTTGATCTCCTTAATTCTATCTCCTCCGCTAGTCTAGCCTTCTTGAACTCACTAAACATATCTAGTTGCCAGCGATACCTCTTGCCCCGCTCTAAACACTCACTCATGGTAGCAGTGTCTCCTGCGTCCTTAGCCAGTCGGTACAGCTCCCGTTCTTCTTTTACTTTAGTGTCTAGCCATTCAAGGAAGGTCATTGGAATGGGGGGTGGTCGTGTGGAGGTGTACACCAGTGGACTACGTTTTCTCCCTTAGAAATAAACTTACCGCATCTCTCGCACTTGATAGTATCGCCAGCCTTATCCGTAAATCCATAATCTACCTCAAGCGTAGCAACTACCGGCTCATCCTTTAGTTCTTCGGCTGTTATAACGTCGCATATGTTCTCATAAGCCCCTCTTAAAGCAAGTCTAACTATTTTTCTCAGTTTCTTTTCGGTTATTTTCATAGCTTTACCTAATATTATTCTTGCCACACCTAGGGCAATATCTGTTCTCTTTAATGTAAGTCTTAACCAGCTTCTTAGTTTCTTTGCGAACAAACTTCTCAAATGCTTCCTTATCTTTCGTTTTCTTTATATTATCCAACAGCTCCTGCACTCCCTGCTCCATCTCCTCCGGTGTGAATTTATCTGTGTGTCCTAGAAAAAAACATTTCAACCTTCTAACAAAACCTTTAAAACCTTTGTATGTGTTTATCATGCCTCTAGTCTACTAGCCGTGTTGACAACTGTCAATATAGCAAGTAAGATACTGTTTGATATAGTTATTACGCCAATAACAATTGAATAAATTTTCCCGTTATTCTTTCGTGAGTATAAGGTTGATCCTTAATAATGCGCAATAACTAAGTGCACTTCTGTACCCGTCCTGTACTCATTCTGTACTTGTTGTGTACCTGTAAGCAAAGAAGTAGTCTTCCAACCCCCAGTCAATTCCCCTTAGACCCCTGTTCAAAAAATATTATTCGGTTAACTGGTTAAACGGTGGTTATTCACCACCAAGTTATCCTCCCAAGAACGCATAGGGCCAATACGGGGTTTAATGCTCGTATATTGTCTGTGGGGTAATTAGTCGGTTTTCTCTCCGTTACCTTGCAAGTGCTATTGTCTAGTCGTTTCACTTCGTTACGTGTATCCGTGTGTCTTACTAGATCGGTGCTGTTCACTCTACAGCCTGGTCTCCCAGTCACGCCCTGCTATTTCGTTTGCTTAGCAGGAAGCTAACCATGCTCTCACCACCTCTTTCAGGGTTTTGTCTCCCACCTATCTTCAACCAAACAGCCTGGTGAGTCTGCCGATAATCGTTTAACTGTTTGATTTGCTATGAATGATTTGGACTTGGTCCAGGTTATATTAACGAAAGTGTCGAAGTTTGTTTGAGTTCTCTTAACGAAGCGCTGTTTCTTACACGATTGGCAGATTAGCTTGTAGTGGTACACAACACCATCCTTAGGTCCATAACCAAGCAACTTAACTGGAACTACTCTGTCTGATTGGCAGTACTTACAAGTCACAAAAAAAGCTACTCTTAGGATGTGGTGCGTGCTGTAAGAATAACAGAAACACAGCACCTCCCAAAAGTAGCTATATTATTCATTACAACGATCCCATCCACAGTCTTAATAACTGTAATGAAACTATAACACATCTATACAACGAATCAACTACATCAAACTAGATCAATTACCTATTCTTGTAGTTTCTTCTCTTGGATACGATCTTAATCCCGCACAACTTACAGAGTTTGATTAGGTTATCGGGTGCGAGTTCTTTGGTAGGATCAAGCAAGATAAACGTGTTCGGTTCTTCTGCCCCACAGTTTTGACAGTAAGTTTTATTGAAGATCTCGGGTGCATGCTTGTAAGCGTATCGATGAATTGCTTTGTTGCCTGTAATCAAAGTGAACGCCCTCTGTCTAGTAACCCCCAACCTTTGACCAATTTCGTGAAAAGTAAGACCTTGTTTGCGGAGTTCAGTGGCTTGGGAGCGGAGTGGTGACATTGATGGCTATTATATCAGTGTTGACGGTCATATATTTATAAGTTAAACTATCGTTAGCCTGTCTGGTCTAGTAGCTTAGGCAGGCGATTAAAGCAAACTTAATTATGAGAAAAATATCTCCACTTCCAGGTTTTGTTATTTGCGAACCATATGTCCCAGATCAGACATTTTCGAGTATTAAGGAAGAAGTGGGAGAGTCTCAGAAATCAAAAGTAATAGCTGTAGGTGATGAATATCTTGATGACCACGGTAACAAGCGTGTATGCCCCGTTAGCGTAGGAGATGTAATCATTCATCGTTATGCACAGGAGACGTTTGATGTAGATCATTTACCATACCGTGCTGTACCCTATTATCAAATAATTGCAAAGCTGTCAGAAGTTGTTACCAAAAAAGACGAATCAGATGTTGATGACAAGTAAGTTTACCCAGGTTACTTTAGGAGATGAGGCGATAGCTAAGCTAATGGAGGGCGTGAACCTAGTATGTGATGCTACAACTACCACTCTTGGTCCTCGTGGTAAGAACGTAGCTATAGACAAGGGATATGCGGTGGTCGTACTACACGATGGAGTCTCAGTTTCAGAATCGGTTAAGCCTCGTGACCCCTATGCCTCTCTAGGAGCTAGGATTATTCAAGAAGCGGCCAAGAAACAAAGGGATGCTGTGGGTGACGGTACAACCGCCGTTATGGTATTAGCTCAGGCCATACTTAAAGAGGCCCTCAAGGCTGTATCTGGTGGGGTTAATAGCATGTCGCTAAGGCGAGAGATGGAAGAAGCTAGTAAGCTTGTCATTGCCAAAGTAGAGAAACTATCCCGTCCCATAAAGACACTAGAACAGAAAATAAGCGTGGCCACGGTTTCGGCAGGAGACGCCGAACTTGGTAAGTTGATAGCAGAGACCGTCCATAAGATTGGTGAGGAAGGAATAGTCACCGTTGAGGAGTCCAAAGCCGCCGATACTATCGTTGAGATGCAAGAGGGTATGCAGATAGACAAGGGATATGCCCACGAGTTCATGGCGACAGAACGCGAACGCATGACAGCTGTACTTGAGGACTGTCACATCCTAGTAACTGATATACCACTTCAAAACATAAGCCAGGTGGCCAAATTTTTAGAGAGCGAAGTTGTACCAAATGGAGTAAACAAAATGCTATTCATCTCTCCAGAAATAGGCGGTGACTTCTTACAAGTACTCCTGAATTCCAAGATAGAGGGCAAGTTCCTAGGCATAGCGGTACGCGCCCCAGGTGTAGCTCAGCATCAGAGAGATGTCCTTCAAGATATCTGCGCCATGACTGGAGCTAAGTTCGTATCTCGTGACGCCAATATGAAATTCGATCAGCTTAAGTTTGACGACTTGGGACATGCCCAGAAGATCATCTCAAGTAAGATATCGACAATAATCAGGGGTGGTGCTGGTCATAAAGACGATGTATTACAACGAATTCAGGTAATTAAGACTCAAGGAGAAGACCCAGAGATTGGAGAATGGGACAAGCAGAAACTAAGAGAGAGATATGGAAAACTAACCAATGGAATTGCCGTCATCAAGATTGGTGGTGAAGTTGAAGTGGAAACGAATGAGAGGAAAGAACGTGCTATAGATGCTGTGGCCGCTACTCAAGCCGCTACTAAATATGGAATAGTGCCAGGAGGTGAGACGGTGTATCTAACAGCTAGAGAGGTGCTAGATAAGGATAAGTTAGGACATAAGATACTATTCGACGCACTTGCCAGGCCATTTAAGAAACTCGTCGAGAATGCTGGGTTTGATGGTGGAGAAAAGTTAGCGGAGTGGTCTGAAGCCGAATATCTTTACGGATTAGACGTCACTGACGGACAATTTAAAAACATGGTCAAGGAGGGTATCATCGATCCCACCCTCGTACCTACCAGTGCCATTAAGACTGCCGTTAGTGTAGCTATTCAGTTAATCACAACCGGCGCGGCGGTGGTGGGAGATGAGAGACCAGAAGATAATGTAAAGAAGTGATCTGCCTAAATTGTAACCGGAATGAGGGTCTATTCACTCACCCCATTGGCTGGACATACTGCCAGGAGTGCCAGGATAAACATAAAGCAGATAGAATAAAGGAGACTATAGAAGTAACGAGTGATGGTATAAAAGAGGACAGAAAAGTATATAAAACAGATATTTTGCAACCTTTTAGGGAATCTAGCTTGAGCAAGGAGTATGTAACTAAATATCCCGAGTCTGTACAACAGATGGTTAGGGAAGGTAGAGTCTCAAGAGAAGAGGTTAAGAATGCTAAGCCAGTATGGGTGGAAAACCAGTATTATAAGGACAATGAATGAATACATAACCAGTGTTTTATCGATAACCTGTATCCTAATAGGCTATGTTTTGGGTAGGAGTAGCGTTGGTGAGAGTACTGGTGAGTGGAGAAAGTCCCTAGGCAAGAAGCTAAGTAAATTGAACCCCCTAAAAGACAATAGAATAGGGGCTGTAGAGAGACCTACTGCTCAAGAGATCAAGTTTAGAGATGCACCCTGGCTAAAAGAGGAAGATGAGGCTATGACTAGTGTTCTGGACGAACTGAATAAAACCCGAAAGTAAGGAGTATATAAACCCGAAGGGGTTAATCCCCCACTCCCCCGCTACCATTCTCCCCCACTAGCTAGGCACGAGAGGGGGGCTTTTGGTGAAAAGGGAAGTGCGAATCGTATAGAAACCCGAAAGGTATTTATGCACTATAATGTGACTATATATGGCGGATATACCCAGTAGAAAAGGCAGACCGACTAAATATGACCCCAAGTATATTCTGATGGTCGATGAGTATCTGGAGACGACTGGTAGGGAACAGACACATTTACCTAAGATAGTTAGCTTTGCTAGGTACATTGGAGTGAGTAAGGATAGTTTGTACGAATGGGCGAAGTTACACAAAGATTTTTCCGACGCTTTGGAAAAGATAATGGAAAAACAGGAGGAAGTTTTGATAGATGATGGTATATATGGTGGCAAGGAGGTGAACTCAACAATCGTTAAATTGCTTCTTATGAATAATCACGGCATGAGAGACAAAAGCGAGACGGACCTAACTAGCAAGGGAGAGAAGATAGAACTACCGACGATATATATACCAGAAGAAAAGTGATCGAGTGGAAACCGTTCCCCGGGATGCAGACCAAGATGCTCCAGTCCAAGGCCTTTGAGACTTTAGCGGGAGGATCTCGTGGACCTGGAAAGACAGACGGTGGCGTCATGTGGCTAGCTAAGCCATATCTAATAAATGAACCGAGAGCTCGTGCACTAGTTATCCGTAAGAATAGTGATGATCTTGGAGATTGGCTGGACCGTGCTAGATTTTGGTACAAGAGGTATGGTGGTGTGGTTACTGGTAATCCCGGAAACATAAAGTTTCCTAGTGGATACACCATTAAGGCCGGGCATCTTAAGGACGATAATGCCTATACCAAGTACCAAGGTCAGGAGTATCAAAGACAATTAATCGAGGAACTCACCCAAATACCAGATGAAAAGAGATATCTACAGCTAATAGCTTCTTGCCGTTCTACTGTACCCGGGTTGGAGCCCAGGGTGATGGCGACTACTAACCCCGGCGGCCATGGTCATGTATGGGTTATGAAAAGGTGGAGAATTGATAAGGAGCCGCATGGGGGTGTTTTGTTTGAGGATGATATATCGGGTAGGACTAGAATATTTTTACCCGGTTCTGTAGACGACAACCCTATTCTCAAAGAGAACGATCCTGGATACATAAAGATGTTGGATGCTCTCAAGGGCACGGACATAGAACTATGGAAAGCGTGGAGACTTGGAGATTGGAATACTTTCGCCGGTATGTACT